CATGGGTTTATAAAGCAATACAGCAATCGGAAGATCGCGCCTGTCTGGTTTACATGCTGCTTCCTGACGATATCAGCACGGAGTGGTTCCGCCTCGCCTGGGACAATGCAGCCGAATGCTTCCCTATTCTGCATAACGGATTGCCGAAGCGAGAGGGGGGAAAGTCTGGCCGGGTACGATTCGTTAACGCCATTACCGGCAAAGAGGGCGGTAGCAACAACAAGGGTAGCTGGGTTTTCATCTTCCGCCGCCACCGCGCGCCGCTCAAGATCAACGCCCTTGATCGCACAATCTGTGAAAACTCCGGCGACGGATTCTTTTAATATTCTGGTGGCCCAACCGGGCCGCCAACCAACAAAAAGAGAAAAACATGAAAATCATTATCCCGGTAAAAACCCTGAAAGCTCACCAGTTAGTCAAAGGTGTCAGAGAAACCAACCTGGCGCTGAACGGTATTTATATAACTCCTGACCGCATCATCAGCAGCGATAACAAGATGATCCTGGTTAGCGAGAATAAGCTTAACCCGCAGATGCGCGCGCCTTACCTGGTGAAGATTGACCGTATCCCGGCAGGCGTTTCTATGGCGGTAATTGATACCGATTTGCAGCTATGCTATTTCCTCGATCGCATCATTAATCAGTCAATGCTTAAAGACATCGACCTGACAGAGCAATTCAAATGCGTTACCGGCGCTCGCGTGATGCGTTACGATTACCCTGACATCCTGCCTAAACTGGTAATTAAACCAGGAAGGATCGGAACGCTTAAAATAAGCGCTCATATCATGAGCAAAATATCAATGGTGACTAAAGCCATTGGCTCAAAAAGCGGTGAAGTTGAATTATCTTTCCAGGCTGAAAAAGGCGCGGTAGTCAATGCTCTTATTCGACAGGGCGCAACCGTCCTTAATCTTTATTTCAAACCTATGATCTAAGGCTATATATGAGCGAGCAATTAAACGGCAAAAGGAAATGGGCTTTTATATTCTTTCAGAATCTCGTTGCTCAAGCTCTTTTGAAAAGAAAGTATTTCGACAACATGGAGGACGGACGCAAGTTCGCTGAAGATCTTGATATGTCCTTCGATGCACTTTACTCAGAAATACCCCGCACGGAATGGCCGCGTTTAATTGGCCGTGATTGCGTGGATTATCTTAAATCAATTGGCAGGCATGACCTGGTAAAGGATGATGAATGAAAAAGGCTATTTTCCTTTTTAACTACACCGACATTATGGTTAAACCGTGGCTCGATCATGGTTATGAGTGCTATTCATTTGACGGCAAGCACCCTGCAGGAGTCACGCGAGACGGCAATCATGTGAAAGTCGGCATGTGGTTCGAAGGATACCGCGCAGTGCGCCAGGCTGAAGAGATCGCCCAGATGGTTGGAGAGGGCGTGGTATTCGTTGCGAGCTTTGCGGAATGCACCTATCTCACGACGACCGGCGCAAAATGGCTGTATCACCCCGACGATAAAGATCTGCCGGCGCATGAACGCAGGCCTCACCCGAGTTATCCTGACCGCAAAGCAGATCGCGACGAGGCAGTTAAGCTGGCGAAAATGGTTCAGCATGTGGCGAGCTACTGCCAGCTTCTCTGGCAAGGGGGTGTCCCTGTCGCCGAGGTTCCGTGGATGCTGGAGAACCCGGCGGTAAACATGCTCAATACGTTGTGGCGCAAGCCGGATTACAAGTTCGATCCTTGCCAGTATGGCGGCTACTTGCCGGAGGATGATGTCCACCCGCTTTTCCCGGAGATCTACCCGCCCCGTGACGCATACAAGAAGAACACCGGCATCTGGTGTGGTGGCGGCTTCAGAATGCCTGTTGCAGAGCCTGTAGAGGCTCCTGATGGCTTCCCTGGCTTCAAGAAAGTTGGCGGCAAGTCCGAGCGGACAAAGACAATCCGCAGCTGTACGCCTCGCGGTTTCGCCCAGGCGGTTTTTGTTTTCAACTCATAGCACGAATAGTCAAAAATAGCGGGGTAATTCCCGCTATTATTCTTTTATCGAAACCACTTCCGCAGGTAAAAGAGAATGCATACCATACCGACCGACTTAAGTTTTTCCGACCGCATGGCCGAGATCGTGCGCGACCACTTCGCCACTATCATCCGCCGCGAGCCATCAATCATGCCGCGCTGCATGTCACCTGAACTTCTTCAGGTTCGTTATGTTCGACCGGCACCAATCGACCGCGACAAGCTCTTTCTGGCGCAGCAGATGGCGCGCTTTGCCATGCACTGCGGCGAGGAGTGGAAGGAGAAGCGTAACAACCACGCTAACTACCTGCTTACGGCGGCCTATGAGGGCGGCCCGCAGAACGATTCATTCTGGAATCAGGGGGAATAATGGCGCGCAGCAAAAGAGCGAAAATGCTTACCCATCTGTGCCTGCTTAAGCAGCACCAGGATAACCTGAGCGCAGAAGCGATCGAGGAAATATTCGTGAGCTGCGGGCAGAATACCGGCGGCCACTAGATAGAGGAGGCGCTGTTCAGGATGGCGCTTGAAATCAAGATAATGCGCCTCACGATTGAGGTCATGAAACTTGGACGTTAAGCAGGGCGGCGCAGCGGTTAAGGCCCACGCTGAAGAGGCAGGGATAGCGGACGACCTGACGCGCATCATCGCGGCGTTCGGCGGCAAGTCGGCGATAAAGGATATCGCCATATTCACGCCCGGCAAGATGACGTTCATCAACGAGCGGCCACGCAAAACAACTCGCGTTCGCCCTGGCGGTGACGGTGCCGGATCGACAACTAAAGAGGCGATCACCCGATCGCAGGAAGAAGCCAAAAAGAGGATTTACCGTAAATGATTAAGGCCAAAAAGAGTACAAATGCGCATCGCCAGATGTTAAAAGATCTGGTCGACAATTTCGGCACCGCGCGCCACAAAAAGGCTTATCGCTCAGTCATTGGCAATATCACCGGCCTTGGCCGCAAGGTACAGAGCCTGAACGACCTGTTACGCAACGAGCAGAAGCGCGCCGATGATTTTGAAAAACGCTGCGAAAACCTCACCAAAGAGCTTTTATTCGGTGGCATGGAGAGATCATGGGATAATTGTTCTATGGTCGTAGATGATGGCACGCGACTCCTGCCATTGCACGGCAGAGAAGAATCCATCAAGGCCGCACAGCGGATTATTTTGCGTGACTCCAATAACCGCGTGGCGGCACATAACCTGGCTAACCACATTGCCGGTGCAAAATATGTCCTGCCGGAAGAGTGGAAGGATTGGGCGGAAGAGCTGGAGCGCGACCTGCGCAAGATTGGCAACCTGTAACCCGGAGCGGAAACGATGAACGTAAAACCTGTTGTGATCGCACGCCTGATGGAGCTTGCTGTGCTGGATGGACAGTCACCGAACCTGCAAGACATATCGGAACGGGTAGGATACTCTCTGGCCTCCTGGGATAACCAGTTTGCGCGTGAGATGAACGTTAATCCAGGCGCTCACATACGCCTGTTCCGCCTGCGCTGCATTTGCATGGATCTTCGCAATACTGGCCTGAAGATTTGCGATATATGCAATGACTATTCACGAGCGCAGCCACAGCTAACCCGGTTGTTCAAGCAAAAGTTTGGCATGACTCCTGTTGAGTTCCGCAACGCCGGCGACATCAAGGCGCGTGAGGCAATGGATCGCGTTTTCATGGGTACGCGATTCACTCACTCTTTCGACACGATCCCGCCTACCCCCCTGGACATTTCGCAATAGCACGAATAGTCAAAACAGACGGAATGGATTCCGTTATTATTCTTTTCATCGGAACGCAATACAGCGAACCACTCGAAAAGGCGGCAACATGAAAACTGAAATCATCAACACTCTGAACGGCATCAAAGCAGACCTGGCTAACGGTAAGCGCAAAGTGAAAGATATCGCATCAGAGTGCCGCTACTTTGAAAGCCAGGTGCAGGAAGATGAAGCCAAAGCAGCTTTCGCCCGCCTGTCAGACTGCACCACCCGTAAAGAATTCGCATCGGTATTCGCTACCCTGTAATTATCCCGCCCGGTTCGCCGGGCATCTACTGAAGAGGTTTATTTCGTGCCTGCATTAATTATCTGGTTATTGCTTGTGGCTGCGTGGTTAACTCACGTTTGTGTATCAATCGGCGAACACGCCTGGGGATTGTTAATTGCCGGAGCTATCGTTTTCCCAATCGGCATTATTCACGGCGTAGGCCTGTGGTTCGGTTTCTTTTAATTGAGGGTTTAAATATGTCAGAAAAAAAGGTTAATTACTTCACGAGCGGCGTTTGTTATACATCCGGAACGAACATTGTTATCCGCCGGTTCAATGTCATTACTGAACAAACTTATTTTGGCGATCCTGACCCTGCAGATGTTATGCATTCAGTTATTGATATGCAAACACGCAGCTGCAAACAAGCAGGCCATGCTGAAGTTTACGTCCACATCGAAACTATGAATAAGGTTTAACATGAAAGCACTTTATTTAACGACAGCTATCGCGCTGGCCGGGTTATTTGTCACTGAGTCACACGCAAGCGAGCTGGTATATAGCTGCGCAGCCCAGGCCTGCAAGAACGCCAATACGCCAACAGAGCAATGCGTAATCGACGACACGCTGCGTGCCGAAGTAACCGATTTTGGCGATGCGTTTGTCGTTAAATATGGCAAATCGCAGACCATGGCATTCAGTCCGACACTTAATATCCGTAACGGTAATTATGATGTTGGCGTCGATACCGATAAAACCGACGATGTTTTCTATTACATGAAAGATAAATATCGTCCGGCTTATATCATCATCAACCGCAGCAAAAACATGGCAATGATTTTCGCCGGCTGCAAACCTGCAGGAGCTGAATCAAAATGAAATACTGGCACTATGTCGCAATCGCCTATACCCCGCAGCACGTCCAGTGCGGCGAGCTGGCGAGCGTATTCGAAACCCCGAACCGCACCCATGCTGAGATGGCCTTCCACCAGGCAGCGGAGCAGGTGGCGATACAGCTCACCCGCATTGATGGCATCCCGGAGAAAGCTTACTTCTCTATCCGCGCATTCTCGCTTATTGAGCAGGATGACCTTGAACCGCCAGCACAATCACCAGAAGCGCCGGAGATAAGCGCAGAGCTGTCAGGGCTGTTGAGTTCCATGCCGTATCACTACGAGCCTGTGATGGACTCTGTAGCCATCCGTGAGAGCCACATCCGCCGTTCGCTGTCCCGCGCGATGTCCCAGGCCAACTCTGACCGGATTGATTCGGATATAACTTTGCTTCGCCATCGCCAAAGCCTGATGGAAGACATTGTTAACAAAGCGCGCGCCGATGTGCTGCACGCTGAAATTGTGGGCGGCCCAAATGCTTCCATGAAATGCAAAGGATGCGGCTATAGCATGGATTTGCAACAGTTGCGCGAGGTGGATGGGGAATGCCCGCAGTGCGGCCGCGACGAATCCATGGGTGAACCGTAAATGGCTGAACTGGTCAGCGCATTCATGGCCGGCATGGCCTGTGGCGCGGGTATCTTAGCGATAGCATTCGCCATTGCCAGTTAGCTGTATCACGATGCGGTACAGCGTACCAAAGTGTACCGCATAACGGGTTGATAGTCGGATTGATGCACAAAACGCAATAATCGCGAGTGTGCATCCCACTTTAAGCAACAATCGAAATGTATATAGGAAGGTTCCCAGATGGGCAGAAAATCGAGAGAAAAGCGCGAGAGATGGGCGTGTTACGGCGCGAAACGGCATCCATTGTCGAGAAGAGTAACCAGCACGATCGCACCGAAAGGCGTGTTCGTCACCAGGCAGGATGGGGATCTGCGTATCCATGGCCTGAGGGAGAGCATTAAGATGGAGAGGGCAAGGCCTCGTCGGCCAGCAATGCGAGGCTACGAGCATCGTGCTTCATGGGTTGACGACCGCTACGTATTCATTAATCGCCGCCGTAAGATGAATGTCGTGTTCCGTCGCTGTATGCCTCGTGGCAAGGCGTTTAACCGCATTATCAATATCGAGATGGAGTCCTACGCCAATGAATGAGCGCATCCTGGGTGTTGTAATCTTTCTGCAGAATCGCCGGTTAGGAAACGTGTTGTGCGCCCTGGCGTTTGCGATGACGTTCATCCCAGCCAGCAACCTGACGCTTCGTTTCATGCTGTGGTTTATGGAAGACGTAATCATGATTGACGAGCTGAGCAACTACGTACCCCTGGTCTACAGCTGCGGCGCTCTCACGCTGATATGGCTCGCATGGGTGATTGATTCGCTTTACCAGAAGTGGCTTTACTGCGTGCTTGGCTCGATCGGCGAGTGGGCTTTGAGCCGTATTTATGACCGCAAGTGATAACCACCAGCCCGCCAATGCGCGGGCTTTTTTCTGAGGGTGAGAGATGAAATTTTACAGCAGGCGGAAGGATCTACTTGACGAGAAGATGGGCGAGCACTTCAACCTGAAGCGCCAGGGGCATCGTGCAAAGGTGAGCAAGCAGCAAATGTACGAGATTCGTTACCGGGCTGAGTTCGAAGGATGGCTACCCAGGAAGATTGCGGCCCACTACGGGCTGGATATGCGATACGTTGAGCAAAGCGTTTTGAACTATCGGACGATGGCGGGGTTGGTGCCGGTTGCCGGTAAGCCGGTGTTGGGTAGTGATTGATTTGCAGTCTGCCTGACCTGACACCTCAAGTCAAACAGTCATTCACCCAACAAACATAACCCCCTTTGAGGGGGGTATATGTTTGTATGGTTCTGACTTTGATGTCAAGCTTTTTTTTATTCATATAAATCAACAACTTAGAGCATAAATAGGCATATTTACATTAAACGATAGATTAAAGTGAATAAAGCTATTGATTTATAAGCGAATTTAGCAAAAAACCTAACACGTTTTCCAACACGATTTAAAGATTGGGCACGATATATTGATAGCTAGTACTCACTAACTTTTCGGGTAAGATTAGGATTATTCCTAACTAATACTTTTCAAAAAGGCAATGGCACGAATAGACAAAAAAAACACATACCTAAAGCAGTAGTATCTCCACTCCATAAACGAAAGGGATAAAAAATGATTACCGATAAACTCGAAGGCGAGCTGAAATCAATTGTTGATGAGGCTATTGACACTGATTCTTTAGAGCATCTGGCTGAGTGGGAATGTGGCCTTGATGGCAACCAGGATCGACAAAAGATGCTGGTAGAAATGTTCGCAGAGCTTATTTCCAAGGTTATCGAGGCGGAAAAGGCTGAGAAAATTCGCCAGCTTGATATGGAAGAGGCGCTATTTACACTGCACGCATCCCTGAAGTACGAGCAAAAGGCATCAAAGGCGCAGGCTGAGCTATTGCACGCGGCCACCAAAGAGATAAAGCGGCTGAGGCCACTTTCTTTCGAGCGAGCACTGTTATCTAATCACAGCTAAAAACAGCACGATTAATCAAACGGGGGCCAATGGTTCCCGTTATTATTCTTATCCAGCAAACAACCGGAGAGAAATTCATGAGCAAAGTTTCATCAGCCGACCTGATGGCTATTTCGGCCGCCGCCGGCGAACTTATACTTGCCTGCAGCGGCGAACATCCTGATATCAGCCAGGACAACACGGGCAAGATGTGTAGCCTTTGGGACAACTTCAACGACGTGCTGGCACCGCCTGATGTGGTCAAGGCGATGGCCGACGAGATCCTGAGCACCAGGAAGCGGGGGGCGCGATGAAAAAGAAAGGCACCGTTGCGCCACCAATGGGGCCGCCAGTCTTCATGAAGCGCATCTATCGGGATATGTTCGATATCAAAAAGTGGATAGAGGACAGCGGCGATTACAGCCTGGACATTACCGCCTGCGTTCTGAAGTCAGGGTACACGCGGGCGCATCTGCAGCGGCAGTTTTTCCTCGCTACCGGCGTGAAGCTTGGGACATTTCTCAGGCACCGCAGAATTGAGCATGGAGCAGACCTACTGGCCGGGACAAGCTGGCCAACCCTCGATATCGCGCTGGAGTGTGGCTATCAAAACGTTCATGATTTCTCACGGGCGTTCAAAGCCCACTTCGGCATAACGCCACGCCAGTTCCGGATAAACTCTCCGGAATACCTGGGCGATTAGCACGAATAGTCAAAACACAACCTGCGGGTTCCGTTATTATTCTTTTACCGACACGGCACCCGCAACCTAAGGATTTATCATGGCATTCACCAAAACCAAAACTGAGCTTCTGAAGATTGTTTCAGGCATGGAGAACCCGAACTTTTACAGGGTACACGCGTCCGTTTACCTGATTGACGGCACACGCATTGGCAAACACTCAGTACCTGTTGAAGTGTACCGCGCCAGCAACATGCGCGAGGCCGGTTACATCTCCGCAGGTAACACCTGCGCCCGCTTTCGTAAATGGGCTGAGGAGTTCCGCCGTGCAGTCGATTGATCAAGCGAAAAGGCTCAGTAAGAAATCGCAGTATTAAACAGCCCGGTTAGCCGGGCAATTAATTAAGGCGCGCGGTGCGAAATATGAAAGCCCATGGCCGTGAGTAGGCCGCCAGCCTTAGTTAATTTCAACCAAAGAGGATAGTTTTATGGCCAAATTAGATTTGCAGCAGAAGTTAGATAAAAAAGAACTAGCTCGCCAATTGCGAAACAGTATTGACGACCTGAACTCCTATGTAGCGATTGAACCTACGCCTAAAGACGCGGTTGATTATTTATGGAAAATAGAAGTTCAGAAGTTGGCGCTTAAGCATCTGGAAGAGGAATGCGAACGCGACGCCCTTCAGCACCAGGTTAACGTGCTGGAAGTGCTCAAAGGCCAGAAGGATGAACGCATTGCGCAGCTCGAAGAGCAGGTTAACGCGCTGGCGGCTGAGAATTTATCTCTTTTGGATTTTGACTGGGTTTCTTTCAATGAAGACGGCCCATATGAGCCGGGAGAAGTTGAAGCGCTTCTGCCGAATACCCGGGCAACCGACGCCATCAAGCGCCAATGGATGGCTGAGGGTGTTGATGAATTTGGCAAATATCACAACTTCAGCGAGAAGCTATTCATCCAGAAAGAAGCGGTTAAATTCGCAGCCCAGCTCCGCCAGCCAGAGGAGAAAGGTCATGAGTAAACTGAGCGAGTTTGAGCGCGGCGTCTTTTATACAGCATACCTAATTTGTGAATTGCATGACGAGCCTGGGATAGCAGCAGACGTGATCCGTGAGGTTAATCTTGATGGCTCAAATATCAAAAGCCTCGATAACTCTGAGAAAAAGGTTCTTATGTCGCTTAATAAAACAGAACACCTTTCATTGAGGGGCCGATAATGAATTTTGATATTACCCGTCTTAAAGATCTTGCCGAAAAGCTGGACTATAAACCAGAAAGCCAAGAACATATTGATAACCTTTCTAATTATTGCAGTTCTAACAGAGTGATAGCTATTTGCGAAGGGTACGCAGCGCTGGAAGCGCGGGTGAAAGAGCTGGCGGCAGATAATGCAGCCTTACGCGAGCAAAGGGCCAGGCTTGCGCGTGAGGCTAACACATTTGAAGCAGAGCTGGAGCGGCTGAAGGCGCAGGAGCCTTGCGAGTACCAGTATTATTATCACAACCACGGCACCGGTACGGGTGAATGGAAGCGGGTAGCCAATAAGCAGCTGTTTGAAGAAATGAAAGTTAAGCGCGCTGGAGATAATGATTTTTCATTCCGAGAACTTTTCACGCGGGCATTACCAGCCGAACCACGCCCGGCAGTGCTGCCGGAAAAATGGGAAGTCTTTAAACAGGCTGGAGGCGTTAATGTCGCTGTAAGAAACGGCACAACTAAAAACCACCTCTTCGGCATCGGGTATAATCAGGCTATTGATGACGTGCTGGCGCTTGGATGCCAGCCGCAGCGGTTCGTTGTGAAGCGACCAGGCACGAAATGCATCGGCTGGGTGAAAGAAGCCATCCATGAACACGATGAACAGTGGTTTGCAGCCATCAAAGCCGCAGGCGGGGAGATCGAAGAGTGAAGCTGACTAAAGAGGAAAAGGCTTGGGTTGCTAAGCTAAATAAGGTGCTGGCGGAATGCCCATCAACTCGCCTTGGTTTCGCCACCATCGGCGACCCGGACATAATGATTTATGACAGGTCTGAACGGGGAAAAATAGATCAGCGCATGGATAGATGTTCTTGGGATTTTTGCGCTGTAGTTGATGAAATGGGCCTGTTAGCCGAAGAAGTGATCAAGTTCCCAAACGCAGTGGAGAGTACAGCAGGATGAATAACTACGATATAGGCATCAGGCGTTTCATCCGTGACGGATGGGGGGCGGTAAAAGCCGGATACCGACCTGGCTATCTGGATTGCGTTGCATTTGCAGCTGGTAACACTGGAAATATACTTAAGTCGCCATTCAAGGCGCTAAAGGAATTCGAAAACCCCTTGAGCATGACCATTGGAGAAATTTTGTTCGTATCTTCAAGGGTTGTGCTGTTGCTAATCATAGCTGCGACCTACCCGATCGGCCTGTGGTTCTGGGCCTGGGTAATGAGCAAAAACATTGACCATTGGGTTAAGCAGCAGGACAGCACGGAAAGCTAAGACGGCCGGCACGGATGCCGATATTATTCGAAACGCGTACGATAATCCCTCGGCATCTGGCCGGGGAATTTACATTGAGAGGAAATTTCATGAAGTGGAACAAGGTTATTCGCGATGCAAACCGCGCAGATCTTCACCGTATGGCCATATTGTTTGGCGTGCCATTCTGCAAGCCTGGCGATATGGATGGCGACCTTGAGGATCGCATCTGGCGCGCGGCAGAGAGGCTGAAATACGTTACAGGCGAGCTGAGCATTAACGTTTCCACCGGCAAAGAGCTGGAGGCTATCTGTGTGGCATTCGACCTTGACATTCACCCGGCCCACAATGATGATTCGGTAAAACTATGGCTTAAGCAGCGCCTGAGCGAAATCAAAAAGGACGAGCAGCCAGCCACGAGAAAGATCCATCAGCACGAATGGGAAGAGGGGTTGCACTTTGCCCGCGCCAATCCATCTCCGGATCAAACCCAGCCTGAGCTTTACAAAGTTCTTCACCCCGGCATTCATGGCGGCCGCATGGCATTTTCCTTTGCCATCCATTCAGGCGAGGAGATGCTGGTAGATAAAGATGGCGATTGGGTTGGCATTGCTCACCCAGGAGAGCTTGCCGAACGCATCCAGGAGGCTGCTTTCTTCCGCTTGCTGGGCGACGCTATCGAATCGAACATGCCATTCAACATCATCCTGGGGGCTGCTCGTCAGATCTTCAGTAAGGAAAATAACAATGAGTGATAAAGTAAAATCCCGTTACGTGCAGGCTGACACGCTGAAGCATGGCGACATCATTTGCATTCGCAACGAGCTGGTAAAGGTTGACTGGTGCAACGCTAAGGCCGTCATGAATAAAGTTAACATCGCTGGCGTAAACGTCAATGGTGAATTCGTGACGGCTGACCTGCCACGAGACAGGCAGGTATTGCTGATAACTGATGAACGGGTTAACCGCCCGCAGGCATAACCAGGAGGGCGCATTTAGCGCCCTTTTTTAATAGCACGAATTGTCAAAACTCCGCCCATACATCCTGTTATTATTCTTTTCAAGGCAATAACGCCGCAACCCACAAAGAGATAAAATCATGGCTAAAGTTATTGAATTAGAAATTTTTGTTCACCTAAACCTGAATTATTCGCACAGGCTCGAATCCATGCCACAACTTGCAATTTCGACTTTCAACGCTGACATGACCGGCAGCGAGCATTTTTCAGAATATGTCATGATCGAGAAGAAAACCATTTCCGTTCTCGTTCCTTCCCATGCAGAAATCGCCAATGTGGCCGCTGAAAGCCTTGAGAAGGAGCTTTCAGCAATGCGCGCCAGACACCATCAGGAGCAGCAGCAGATTATCGATAAAATCGCTTCCTACCGCTTGCTGGCCGCGCCGAACGATGGAGAGCTGGTCGATGATGCTGACCTGCGAGACGTTAGCCGCAGCTTGTTCAACAAAGCTCGGGCTAACGACGTGTCCGAGGCTGATTACACGGATATGGATGATATCCCTTTCTGATAACCCACGGGCCGAAAGGCCCATAACTGGAGTAAAAATGTCCAAGCCACTGATGCACTACACGCTACTCGCCGCCGAGGGCCAGCCTGCCGAGGTCGAAAAGTTCTCGCAGATAGCCGACCTGGCATTAAGCCTGAACCTGGCCGTCGCTCTTAACCGCGCCGATAAGCCTCGTCGCGCGGTGCTGGATTGCGCTAAAATCGCCGGCAGACGCCTTAGCAATGAGCAGGTGCAAAACGTCGTTAAGCGCATTCGTAACCCGATATTGACGCCTGATCCTGTAGGCTTCGCCACTGCTTTCCTGCGATCCATCCGGGAAGCAGATTCCGAAATCCGCCGCCGCATGATCCAGGACGGCGTAATATCAGCTTTTGAGTAGGGGTATACCATGCAGAAAGAGAACGAAATCAAAGAAGCGATAGACCAACTGGATCGCGTAGTCAGTATCAGCGGTGTTTTGCACGTCCTGCGCAAGCTTGGCGTTAGCGTGACATTCCACACCAATAATCAAATGGAGATGCGCAAGGAATTCCCAGGGCATTGCTATGATCCGCACATAACGAGCACGCATGTTTTCGACGCCAAATTCGGCGAGGAATTCAGCCTGGAGGCGCACACAGGCGGATACCTGCTTCACGTCATGCAGGAACATTCCCTGAACATCGCCACCCAGATGCTGCGGCGTTTCGTCAAATGAAAATAGCCGATTCAAATATTCTCAGGGCAGCCGCGAAAGCGGTTGTCGCTGAAAGCAAGCAGGCGACAGCTGGCGTAAAAAAGATGGCTCAGCGCGACAAGATAAACGCGGAGATCATCGACCGGCAGTACCGCAAGATCTCAGGCGGCTACACGAAAACCCAGCTGATTTATTTTATCGGCGTCGTTCGCGGCGTCCTACGTGACCCGGAGGTTTGATTTTGTATCAGGGATATAAGTTTTTAGCGCTGGCGCTGGTCTGCATACCATCAACAATGGTTTGGTCTTTCTTGTTCTGCTTCAGCGACCAGGCGAACGTGGTCGGCGTCGCGATTTTCGGCTGGGCCGTCGGCGCGGCGCTGTCGGTTACTGGCGTCCTGGGCTATGCCGATAGCCGAACTCTATTCCGTGCCGGCCGCGCATCTGGCCTATACCTGGACTCGATAGGCAAACACTGCAAGGTGAAGCGCGGCTACGCTGGCTGGGAATTTGATTCGCACTACTCACGCCGGATCGTCAGAGAGGCAACGAAGCATGAAAGCAACGTTTGATCGCAGCTTCCAGGATGATCACGGATTCGCTTACGACGCCTACATCGTACAGGATGGCAACATATATCACGAGGTTATCGTTTCGGCTGCCGGGGGCGTAGATGTTCGATCGCCGGTACAGATAACCGGCTGTCAGCTAACGGAGGTAATCGCCGCAGTGCTGGATCTGGAAGAGGCGCGCGGATTTAAATAGCACGAAATGTCAAAACAGTATCGCCGCCTACTGTTAATATTCTTTCATCGGGCGGCGATGGGCAGCCAGGAAAGAATGAGGGCGGCATGATGGAGATGATTAAAGAAACTAAATTCCACAGAGTATGGAAAGCAGTGGGTGTCGACGTATTTGGCTTCAAAGGCGAGTTTTTTAAATATCTGGTGATCGATCTTAGAAACGGCGGATCTACCGCACTGCGCACAAACAGCGTATTGGAAGCTATGTCGTGGGAGCCTTATTTTACTCCTGATGAAATTATGTCACGCACACTACTTGAGCTTATCAAAGAATTCAGCCAAAAAAACACTGGTTTTAACCGCAAAATGCCTATGGAAACTTACCGTATTTCATGGAACAAAACAGCAATGAAGTATGGTAGACCTGAGTTTTTGATTCCTGAAAGTTTCAGCCGCCGCCAGCAGTTAGCTAATAAATTTGCCGAAATTTACGAGGCACTTTAATCTCCGCCCGGTTAGCCGGGCACAAAAAAACTTAAGAGGTATCATCATGAAATTATCAACTCGCGGCATTACCTTTATTGCTGTTTTCGCTGGTTCAATCGCTTTCTGGGCTGGCGTAGCCGCCCTGGCGGTTCGCTAATGGCAGCACGTTGGGAAGTGTGGCAGAAAACAACTGTATCCCTTTACGCTGGGCATAAGGATGTGGAAATTATCGCAAGCCTGGTAGGGAAGTCGGTTAGCGCTGTTCAGAACTACGCGCGCAAGAAGGAAATTTCCCTGGGTGTGAAGCGTAAGCCTTTCACTTTCTCAGAGGATGAAATCCTTGCCAGCCAGGTAAGGGATGGCGTACCGGCTACGGCCATCGCATCTCAAATGGGCCGGTCAGTGAAGTCGATTCGCGGCAGAATCGAGTACCTTCGCGGAAAGGACGCGATAGACGAATAACAGACATTTACCTTTGAACAAACTAAAACGCCTGGCTAAATGCCGGGCTTTTTTGTTATCTTCAGCGGGACGATGCGAATCTTAAAAGGTGGGAAAAGTGCAGCATGACGATAGCAGCCTATGGCAGACCGTTGCCAAATGGTTAGTTTATATCGCCATGGCGACACTGGGAGCGCTCGCAAACTATGCTGATAAAGTGGATAAAGGCGAAAAATTTAGCGTAGTAACCTTGTCCTTGCGATGGATTGTAGCGGCTTTTGCTGCAGCTATGGCGGGTTTGTACTGTGAAAGCAAAGATCTTGGTTTCCTTTACACAAGCATGATTTGCGGCATTTGTGGCTACTCAGGCGTAACGGCGATAAAAATATTTCAGAACATTTTCAAAAATTTTACAGGCGGATCAACCCCGCCAGGGGATAACAAACCATGAATATTAAAACCGGGCTGACGACTATCAGCCGAAACATGAAAGCCTTTCTGTACGTTATCGGCTTTTCAGAATTGGGAAGCATGGTCGACTTCGATTCGCAGGGCTACGATATTATTGTGGGTAGCACTACGTCTAAGCCGATCCGGATGAAGTCCTATGACGAGCATCCGAACGTTTACGTTAAGGCGCACAATTCTACCGCTGCCGGCCGGTATCAAATCCTCAATAAATACGCGGTCGCTTATAAGAAAATTCTCAACTTGCCTGATTTTGGCCCCGAAAGCCAGGATCGAATCGCGATTCAGTTGATCCGAGAGTGTAAAGCGATCGATGATGTCGAACAAGGCAGGATTGAGAACGCGCTGACCAAATGCCGCTCACGATGGGCGAGCCTGCCCGGCGCAGGATACGGACAGAATGAAAACAAACTTCCAGATTTGGTACGAAAATTTAAAGAGGCCGTTGAGCATGGGAATTCGTAATTTCCTGGTGAGTAATTCAAGGCTGCTTATCTGGGCCTTTATCGGCATCATGCTTTTCTGGGGGTGGAACCAGGCCCAGGAAAGAAAGCTTGACGCCCAACGCATTCAGACACTGGAAACGACCGTTACTCAGTTGAGCCAAACCGTTAACCAGATGGCTGATACCATGACGCAGACCGCCGCACTCATGGCGAAATTTAACCAGATGGCGGACAAGTTCAACCAGGCTGACGCGGCGATAAAGAGCGGCGCTAAGCAGGATAAGGCAGCAAATGAAAAAGAACTATCCGCGACTCAGGTTGGTGCTGTGCGCATTCCTGATAGCGTTATTAAGCGCCTGCAGCAATCAGCCGATTCAGCGCGCGCCACAAGTGGTAGCACCGCCGCCGGTGCCGATACCGCAAAATCTGACCGCTGATTGCGATGTGGTGGAGGTGCCGGACTTCGTGAACGTCACGATCCTGGTTAATCTCCTGACTGATGCCCTTGCCGACCTGCATTCCTGCAACGTCCGCCTGGGCCTTATCAGACAGGCTGAAGCCGAAAGGATTATCAGCTATCAAAAACTGACAGGAACAGCACCGCGTTAGACGCAATATAAGGCCGCTCTCAGCGGCCTTTTTCTTTCCCATCGTTTGGTAAGGATTTGCCCAAATCACCACGCAGGTGCCTGTACAGGCGCGATAGCTCCGATCCTTTGTATCCTTCAAGGTGAGCGAAAGCAGACTGGAGCTGTTCAGCGTGACTGGCCGTCTGATATTCTGCCCTTTGCTCTGGCCGGGAAAGCCATTCACTGCCGGAACCGAATTTTTTCGCCAGCTCTTCCCGCTCAATCTGGTCGAGCTGGTCGGGAGTCAACCTGTCCTTTAATGTCGCCTCAAAAGAGAACATATCATCAAAAGAATCGCCCGATTTAGGAATATTATCAGGAACTGTTTTACCGTACATTGAAAGCCTCTTTTCCTATGTTAATCATTATGTTACGCCGTTTAGCCGAACACGTTTTCAAACAAACATTTGAATGATAACAATGATGGGGTTATGATGCCAGCTCTTTACGCCAAGGAGTAGTAAGAGATGGTCAGTGATTACCCGCAGTTTAACCAGGAAGATGACGAGCATATTGATCTAGAGGAGTACGGTTATTCATCCTCCGGCGAGAAAGGACATATTGAGGATGCTCCTGTAGCGCCGGATTCCTACCTGGCGGAATTAGCCAGCCAGCAGGATGCGATCGCGCAGGACGAGGATTTTATCAACCCGTTCGAATTCGACTTTGACGAGCTGTCGATCGAGAAACCGGAACCGGCGCGCGTCGCTCAGCAGCAGGAATTTATTGAGGATTGGGAAAAGCAGCTCCTGGATGCTCGCGAATTCCGCATGAGCAAGATCGCTGGCGGATCGTTCATTGTGAACGGCCTAATCCAGGCGAACGAGTCGGGCCTGATGTACGGCGATTCCGGTTCGAAGAAAACGTTTCTGGCAATCCATATGGCTTGCTGCATAGCGTCCGGCATGACGTGCTTCGGTAAGGGTGTGCGCCAGGGGTTGGTTTATTATTTCGCAGCAGAAGACCCAGCAGGCGTTCGCGAGCGCGTCAGAGGATGGGAACAGGCATACAACAACGGCAACCCACTGCCGACCATGCAGCTAATCCCGCAGGGTTTCGATCTCCTCGATCGCGCCAAGCAGGACAAATTTATAAAATCGGTCGAGGCGCTTTACAGCGTGCTGCCGCCGGAGCGCCGTAAAACATCGCTTATCGTGATCGATACGCTATCTGCCAACAACGCAGGCATGAGCCTGGGAGGAAAGCCTCTTGATGAAAACTCCAACAACGACATGGCAACTATGCTTACAAAGGCTACGGATCTGGGGCGGCGCTTGGGCGCTTCGGTGCTGTTCATTCACCATAGCGGGAAGGATTCCGAAAAAGGGGCGAGGGGCGCTTCTGCATTACGCGCAAACGTCGGCTATGAAATCAAGGTTCGCGGCATCAAGGGCCAGACAAGCGTTGTTATTGAACCGACCAAAATCAAAATGGCTGCGGCCCTGCCGAAGAGAAAAGTAAATTTCACTAACCAGGCGCTTCCGCCTGAGCTTTTGGCCGAAAGGGCGCTGGCGCGCGCGGAGCTTTGCGCCGACGAGGATGCCGGGTGGCGAACCGAAGAGTACGACACGACGCTGGTTCCGGTTAACCGGCTACATGCGGTTGATATAAGCGACGAGGAAGCGCCGGAGAGCGCGGGAAAGCGCAAAGGTAAGACTGAGCCTACCCACACCCAGAAAGTCGCCCTGTTCGTGCGCAACCACGCCACGTATCACGGGATATCGCGTGACGACGTAATATCGGCCATGCTGTCTACCAAGGCCATCCCGGATCGGGGCAGCATCAACCGCGCCATCAAAGACGCGCTCGATCGCCAGTATATCTACGAAACCGGCAAGAACAACCTGAAGCACGACCAGACGAAAACGGATGGGTTGGCGGAAGAGATGGGGGAAACAGTGCGCTGGCAGCCGCCGTCTGATCTTGGTTAATATTCTGTTAAATTGAGTTAATATTCTGTTTCCGATCTCCGGGTAGTAACGCAGCGCAATTACCCGGAGATTAACACGAAAAAAGACAATGATTTAGGATGTATGTCTGACTGGTGTTTTCCTTAGTAAATTCATGAGCTTAGACTTCTTTAATATACCCCTCGCAATATGGCTTCAAACAATCCAAACATAACAACAAACACAACAATGCGCCTATTTATAGGCGCATGTGTTGTTTTGTGTTAGGTTGTCGGCGGTCGTCGTTCTGAAAAGCGAGATCAAACTGGAAATTGCAGCGCCGGGAAACCTGTTTTTCCTGGCCAGTGATTCAAGGATTAATCAGCGACCGTTAAAATTACTTTCGCAGAAGGTATTGACGCCAGCACAGTAACGCGTTAATCTTCACTCCATCGAACGGCAGAGCAGCGTTTTAGTAGATATCGTTCAGGGTTGTGGAACATACGGCCTTAGCCCTGAGTGATAGCGTCTAGCTTGCAGCCAGCGATATCAGCCTGGTACGGCTTAAACGTACAACCGGCAAGCTAGCAAACGAAGCATTGCGACGGAGACTGGCACCGGGATATAAAAGAGGTCGGAAAGCTGGCGGTAACATATTGACCGAAACGAAAAGCCAGCGGGCACCGGTTGAAACGCCGGTCAGCAAAGAATAAAAAGGTTCGAGAGCGTCACTCGTTAACAGTTCGTGACAGTCCGGAAAGACGGACAGCAAATTATGTGGGCATCGCTTAATAGCCAGTGCGGGTTGCAAACCGCAGGAAGCGTGAAAGCGTCACAGAGTCCAATCTGTGATATGGGTTGAAATATTACCAGGCCCGCGCCAAAGTCAGTAGCGCTTGAGTTTCTACCCGGATTTATCAGGCGCGAAGACTGTCAACGGCGTATGACGTAAAACCGCCCGCAGCAAGTTGCGTAACTGCCGCCAGGATGCAAACCGTAAGGGCGTAAAATCTGGTTATATGTCGGGAGCGTCACCCGCAAAAAAAGTTCGTGACAGGCCGGAAAGACGGCCACGGCCTACGAATTCAATTTGCCACACCGGGGATGCTATGGAAGATTTAGACCTTGAACACCTGGGCGATTTAGAAGAAGCAGAGCGCAAGGCAGCACAAGCCGCAGAACGGCAGCCAGAAGAGCTGCAGGACGAAGGCGATTGCGACGGTTGTATGATTTAAGGGCGGGTGCAGTACGGTAGTAGCTCAAGATCCGGGGGCGATTTGCTTTGAGGGCGGTGTACTCCTTCCGCCCCTGATGGTTCCCTTAAAGCCATCAGGTAAGGGCATTTTGCTTACAAAAATTGAGTTAGCCATCAATGAATGTTAATAGTTTGGCTTTTTCCATGGGTCAAACACCGCGAGGATAGCGGAGGCGAAATAGTCCAACGATAGAACCCGCTTCGGCGGGTTTTGTCGTTTATGGAACTGGTGTAATATTGAACCTCAACGAAAGGGAAATATCATGGCAAATAAAAAAGAGTTCGCGAACTTCAGGCATCTTTACAATAAAAAGCTTAGCGATATCGCCGGTTCAAGGCAATTATCAAACCAGCAGCTATTCGATCTGGTTGTCGCTTATTTCTCCTGGGCTGAAGATAACCCACTAAATACTCCTGAGACTGCAAACTATCAGGGGCAGGTTTACCAGGGTGAATCAAAGAAGATCCGGCCATTCACCATCACCAGCCTTTGCCTGTTTCTCAATGTCACGCCAAAATCCTGGCGCGAGTGGAAGCTTGATAGCACCAACGAGGAGAGAATCGAAATAATAGATTTTGCGGAAAGTATTATCCGTGAGCAGAAATATAGCGCGGCGATGGTTGGTACTTTCAACCCTAACTTTGTGATGAAAGATCTGGATATGGACGTGTCGACAGTGAAGAATATCGGCGATCCTGACAACCCTATTCATCATAGCCATGACGTAGGCGTGACGCTGGACCAGGATGTTATCAATAACCTGTTGAGCAAGCTCTGATGAACGATCTTATCGAATGGGAAGAACTTAGCTACGCAGAAAAAATGCTGTTAAAAAAGCTTTCTGAGGCTGATTTTCTTACGTTCCAGCGTATATTTTTCCAGCTGCTACAGGGCGATAAGTGGGGCGTTAACTGGCATCACAGACTGATAGCCCGAAAGGTCGAGGACATCGTGGCCGGCCTGTGCCGGAACACGGTATTCAACGTTCCGCCCGGCAGCGGCAAGACGGAGATGCTATCCATCCATGCGCCCGTGTGGACGACAATAAAGGCGCGCAAGGTGCGCAACCTGAATATCTCGTTCTCCGACACGCTAGCGAAACGTAACAGCCGCCGCACGCGTGAGATCATCACATCACGCGAATTCCAGGAGCTATGGCCGTTCCCTATGGGCCTGAACCAGGCGGACGAGTGGCAGCTGCTTAACGCCGACGGCAAGACGCGCGCGGAAGTCATTTCCCGATCGGCATCCGGCCAGATCACCGGCTCGCGTGCCGGATACCCAACCCGCGAATTCAGCGGGTGGATAAACCTGGATGACTTCGATAAACCGGCTGATGTGTTTTCCGAGGTTCGGCGAAAGAAAAGCCACGAGCTGCTATCGAACACCATTCGCTCGCGCCGCGGCAACAAGTCGAAAGACTTTGCGACGCCGATTGTCGCGATCCAGCAAAGGCTGCACGTTGACGATTCAAGCGCGTTCATGCTGGCCGGGGGAATGGGTATGCCATTCGATCTGGTCAAGATCCCTGCACTGGTCAATGAGGACTACATAGACAGCCTGCCGGAATGGCTACGGGATGACTGTTGGAAAGCGGTGAAGGACAGCGAGCAGCAGCGCGGCTACTGGTCTTACTGGCCTGAAAACGAATACATCGGCGACCTGATTGCGCTATGGGATATCGATGACTACACATTCCAGAGCCAGTACATGCAGAACCCAATCAGCCTTGGCGGCAACGTATTTAACGGCGACTGGTGGAAGTTTTACGGCACAGAAGGTATCGACACCGAACCGAAGCCAGACAGATTCGAATATCGCTTTATCACCGCCGACACCGCGCAGAAAATCAAAGAGCATAATGACTGGTCTGTGTTCTGCCTGTGGGGCAAGTACAATGACAGGCTTTACCTGATTGACATGGTGCGCGGTAAGTGGGAGGCACCTGATCTATCCCTGCACTTTGAAGCGTTTATCAACGAGGCATACAGAACCAACTATGAAGATGGGTATTTGCGGGAGATTTACGTAGAAGACAAATCCAGCGGAACCGGCCTGATCCAGGACGTAGGGAAAAGGTCTCCAGTTGATATCACGCCTCTTCAGAGGAACAAGGATAAAGCCACGCGTGCGAAGGATGCCCAGCCCGCCGTTAAGGCCGGTCGCGTTCTATTGCCTGCGGGCGCTAAGTGGATATCTGAGTTTCTGGCCGAACATGCCGCGTTCACGTATGATGATACACATGCTCACGATGATATCGTCGACAACACTATCGACGCCGTAACAGAAGAACTGATGATCGGCGATAATTCACTTGAAAGGCTGAAAGCCTTAGTCGGGAAAAGTTAAAAATGGCGAGAAAGCCCGCAAAAAAAACAGCTCCAGAGTCCGCTGCCAGCAGTCGATTTGACAGCTATCAGGAAATATTCCTGAACATAAACACCAGCGGCGATCCTTTCAACTACGGCGGGATTGGCCGGGCCAAGATCCTTGGGCGCGTTGAGCTTGAGCGCATCTACATGGCAGATGGCGTCGGTAAGCGTATTGTCGACATCGTGCCGGAAGAGTGCTTTCGTGGTGGGTTCACGGTAGAAGGCGCGAAGAATATGGACGAAATAAAATCTCGCTGGGACGCAATGGACGCCAGCAATAAGCTCACTGACGCTATGTGCTGGGCAAGGCTTTTTGGTGGCGCTGTCGTGGTTATGGGCATCAATGATGGCTCCGGCGAGATGGACACGCCGGCAGGCGAGGGGGAGGTGGAATTCCTGCGTGTTTACGACCGATACAGCGTGCGGACTATTGAGACTGAGCAAAACGCGCTACTGAGCAACTATGGTGAGCCGACCATTTACGAGGTCAGCCCGATTGCCGGGTCGTTGCCGTACAAGGTTCATGCCTCACGCGTGATTATCTTTGATGGCGAGCGAGTACCCGACCGCATTCGTAGCCGCAATGGCGGCTGGGGAGCTTCGATACTGCAGGGCATTACCGGCGCGCTTCATGACTTCGGCATCGCTCACCAGATGGCTACCAGCTTGCTCGCCCGTAAACAGCAGGGCGTTTGGGCCATCAACGACCTTTCGAAAATGTGTCAGGACAGGATCGGCAAGCAGGTTTTGCGCGAGCGTCTGAACCAGGTTGACATGACGCGCAGCAATAACAACTCGATCGCGCTGGATGCACAGACTGAGACGTATGAGCTTTTGAATGGCGACCTTTCCGGCGTTACCGACGTGATCGGAGAGAAAAAATCGCTTATCACCATGCTTTCTGGTATCCACGAATCCATCCTTACCGGCGAGAACGTAAGCGGCATCAATGCCAACGAAAATACCGCGCTGGCTTCTTTCCATCAGCTCGTTAATCGCGCTCAGGTAGACGTAGCGCGCCCGGCTATCGAGCGAATCCTGATGCGCATGGGAATTGCAGAATCAGAATGGAAAATCACCTTCAACCCTCTGAGCGTGGAAAGTGAAGCACAGCGCGCTGACAGGATGCAAAAACAGTCCCAGGCGGATTCGGCCTATCTGCAGGAGCAAGTTCTGGACGAGGACGAAGTGCGAGACACGCTGCGCAAGCGTGGTGATTACCAGATGAAAGAAGGCAAGCCGAGCATTGATGAATCGCGGCAGCAGTCGAACACGCCAGAGCAGGACGAGGCCATCCTAAATGCGGATTAAGCGCATCATCCCGGAATGGAAAAAGCCAGTTGCTACAGAGCGCCGATACAGATCGGCGCTGGTACGCGCGATGGACGACTATATTCGAGAGGTGAAAGCATCCCTGAAAGATATTCAGTTTGACACCGCGCTCAGGACTGACGAGGCCGACGAAGAAAGAGAGGCCAGGGCTGATGGCATTATTGATGACATAGCCTACCTTTGGAATCATCTTAAGGCCGTGGCTAACCAAACTTTCGCCGCACCTATCGCATCGCTGCCTAACATCTTCAGCCGCGTATCATCTTTCAACGATAAGCAGTGGCAGCGCGTTGTTAAAGTCAGCACAGGCTTTACCATACCGGCAAGCCGAGACAGGGATATATCCGGCGCGTCAGCTCAGGCATTGAGGGAAAGCTCGCCTACTGGCCTGGGGATCAACGCATACCGCGAGGAGCCATGGTTAGAAAAGCTGCAGGATGCGTGGGTTAGCAACAACACCGATCTGATAAAGTCTCTGCCAAGCAATCTTGATGGTAAGATCCAGCAGCTGGTAAAGTCGGCAGTGGTCAACGGAACCAGCGCCAGCAACCTTGCAGACCAGATCCAGGCGGAGTACGGCAACAGTCGCTACCGCGCCGAGCTTATTGCTATAGACCAAATTCAAAAGGCTAACGCAGCGCTTACAGAGCAGCGCCAGCGCGATGCAGGATGTAGCGGCTATATCTGGCGCGGCGTTGAGGATCAGCGAGAGAGACCCGCCCACCGGGCCAGGGAAGGGCAGCATTTCGAATGGGATAAGCCGCCGGCTGACGGACATCCCGGCCAGCCTGTCAGGTGCCGATGCTGGGCGGAGCCTGACTTCACTGGATCATTGTTTGACGTTGACGCGTAGGGCATAATTGCCGAGACCATAGGGGGATATAATGACTTTACGCTTGGACACTGCGCCAATTAAGGCGAGATTTGATGACGCTGGTTATCTTCGAGATGAGCCTGTCGTCGCCCGCACGGGCATCCTTGTTTATCGAAATGCTGACGGCACCACGCGGAAAGAGCTTCGGCTTGCGCGCGATGTTTTCGATTCTGAATCGCTTGATTCCTACAGCGGACAGGCTATCACTATTGGCCACGCTGCAATGGTGAACGCTAAGAACTTCAAGAAACATGGCGTAGGCACGGTGCTGGGTAGTGGTCGACAGGATGGCGAAAACGTTCGCGCCCCGATCATTGTGCAGGATGACAGGGCGGTAGAGGAAGCGAAGCAGCGCCGCCTTGATCAGCTATCTGTCGGCTACAACGTCGACTACATCCCGCGGCCTGGATTTTATAATTCCACCACGGGAGAGGCGGCCTTCGACGACGAGCGCGGCGACGAAGCGAAAGGAGACGCTGATTTTATCGGCAAGGAGTGGGAACGCTTTGACGGCATCCAGACAAACATCCGCGTTAACCACGTAGCCCTGGTCCGCAAAGGTCGCGCTGGCGCAATAGCGCGGTTAAATCTGGACGGCGACGAAGAGATTGATTACAATCTGCAAGATTTCAATTTTGATAAAGGCGATAAAATGACCACCATCCGTATTGATAACGCTGATGTGGAAGTAACCGCAGACGTAGCCAACCACGTTCAAAAGCTTAATGAGCAGCTGAACACGGAAAAGACACGCGCGGATCAGGCCATCAGCGAAAAAACCACCTTCGAAGTGGAAAACGCTACGCTTAAGCAGCAGGCGGCAGAATTCCCTGCGCAGCTTGAGCAGGCTCGCAACGATGCGGCCGCAGCCGTAAAATCTCGCTCTGAGCTTGAATCGAATGCTGCCAAGCTGGGTATTAAAGATTTCGCAGGCGATAAAGATATCGACCTGAAGAAGAAAGTAATTGGCGTTACCAGCAAAATTAATCTGGATGGCAAAGACGATACCTTTATCGATATTGCTTACCAGATGGCTATCAACTCAAACGCCGGCATCGCCAAGCAGCGATCGCAGACTGGCTCGCCGGCCCCACGCAACGACCAGGCAGAAAGCGGCGGCTCAGCTTCTGACGCGCGCCAGAAAATGCTCAACAAAATGACAGGCGGTAAATAATGGCTGTTCAAACTGTAACCAATGACCGTATGCCGGTTGCCCATGCTGGTATGATCGCGGATACCGCGCTGCGCCAGGTAGATGGAGCCACAGCCGCCGAATTGCGTCTTTACATCGGCTTCCCGGCCATCGTATCTCGCGGCGACAATAACACAAAGGTCGTTCGCCACGTGCTGGCCGATGACCTGGTCAACCTGTCCGGCAAGCTGCTTGGCGTCACCTTGTTCTCGCATTGGGCAAACGTCACCGGTTTCTATGAGATCGGCGACGCTGTAAACGTCATGCGAGTGGGTCGTATCTGGGCTGTAACTCCACTGGCTAGCGCTCCGGCAGCGGGCGCGCAGGTTCGCCTTGCGATCGGCACCGGCAGTCAGTTGCCAGTATGCTATGTGACTAACACCGGCGGTACGGTTATTCCGGGCTGGCAGTTTACCGGCGAATTAGAAACGCAGGCGGACGGCACTCACATCGCTCGGATTGAACTGACCGTTCCACAGATCGCAGCGCCTGCTAGCGGCTCATAATCTTTTCGGATATTATAGGGCGTAAATGAACGCCCTATTTAGAGGATCTACAAATGCACGAACGCTACGATGAATTCGAGCTTGAAACAATCATCGCCCAGGCGATGGCTTCCGGCCAGCGACTGGACGAAGGTTTGTCTATTTTCCTCGCTCGCCAACTGGACTACCTGAAAACTCAGGCGTACGAAGTAGAATATGCGCCAATGAGCGCTATGGGTATTTTCCCGGTTACTAGCGAGCTGCCTGATGACGTGATGACGTTTACCTATGGTATCTGGGATTCCGTGGGTATGGCTAAGATCATCGCAGACTACAGCGACGACCTGCCAGCCGTTGATGCGAACTACCGCGAAGAGACCGGCAAGATCTACCGCCTGGGTGATTCCTATCACTACAGCCTGGACGAGCTGAAAGGTGCAGCGCGTACCGGCCGCAATCTGACCGACCGTAAAGCGGTAGCAGCGCGTAAGGCTTTTGATACCAAGCTGAACGATCTGGTATGGCGTGGCGATGCTGACCACCAGATCCTTGGCGTGTTCCAGCACCCGAACGTTCCGACCACGCTATCAGCTGGCTGGACGACCTCACAGATTGCCAATGATGAACTGGAAGCAGCTGTCCAAGGTATCACGGCTCTGACGAAGGGTAATCACCGCGCGACTACGATCGTGATCCCGCCAAGCGTGAACAAGATCCTCTCAACCATTATCCCTAATGGTGGCGGTCGTACGTATCGTGAGTTGTTCGACCTGAACAACCCTAACCTTACCTGGCAGCAGGCGTACGAGCTGGAAAACTACGACGGCGAAGGCAATCGGGCTGTTATCGTTTTCGAGAACGATCCGCTGAACCTGTCGATCGAGATCCCGGAAGCGTTTAACCAACTTCCAGCGCAGGCTCGCAATCTGCACTGGCAGGTGCCATGCACCGGCAAGGCCACCGGCCTCACCGTGTATCGACCGCTGACCATTCACATGATCACTGGCGTTTAAGCCTCGGATCATTTAATATCGGGAGCCTGAGGGTTCCCTTTTTTATATGCACAGGAAAAAAAAATGTCTGAAAATACCCCAATCTATTTCGAAAACAAATCGCAGCGTGCTATCACTGTTGACGGCGTGACCGTACCTCCTAAAGGTATTGGCATGGCGAAAGACTCTGAGCATAAGGGCGTTAAGTCGGCGCTGGCAAAAGGCGTACTTTCTGAGAGCAACGAGAAAGAATATAAAGCCTACACCGACCCGGCCGCGGTAAAAGCTGCCGCTGAAGCAAAATCGAAAGCTGAAGCTGAAAAAAAGGTTAAGTAGCATGATCCGGCTAAAGAACAACACAGCAAAGCCAATGCAGTTCGATAGCCGGGTTTTGCATCCGGGGATGACGCTATCATTCCCGGATAGCATAATGGGTTATAGCACTGTCCAGAAACTTATCCGTAACGGATCTGTTTCAGTTGTCGAGGTCTGATTATGGATTTCTCACTGCTCTACGATCTTACCGCGCTTGAAGTTTTCCGCATTGCAGCCCCAGAATTTGACGGCGTTAACGACACTGATGTTCAGCGCCGTATGCTTTTCGCTTCTGCTTTCGTCTGCAAGGAAGAGTATGGCGATGCCTATAACGTTGCGCTGGCGCTGATGACCGCTCACATTATGGCGCTTCCCGGCGGAGTGAATGGCGGCTACTCCACATCAGCTGGCCGTGTCACCTCCATGAAAGAGGGCGATCTGTCTATCGGTTACGGAACTCTATCAGGCGATGATTCCTGGCTGGGGCAGTCAACCTATGGCGGTATGCTTTCGATGCTGCGGGCGAGAATTGGCTTAAATATTGCCTTCATGACTCGCGGGCCGATCGGTGGGCTGGCCGCCGATGACTGGAAGCACCAGTAATGGGCGCAACCATAGAAGATAACGATCGTCTATGGCAGCAGTTTGTAAATGGCCTGCAGCAAATTGCGCGCGGGCCAAGCACGGTCGTCACCGGTATACAGGAAGGCGTAAAGAACGGCAAAGGGCTGGAAGTTGCTCAGTACGCAGCAGTGAACGAATTTGGCACGGTCATCAGGAGGACTTCCGCATCCGGGCCGGTCAGGGCAACGGTAATACCGGCGCGCCCATTCATGCGCCTTTATTTCGATAACAACTTCGATAAAATTGCACGATTTTCTGAGAATGCGCTGACCAAGGCAATGCAGGGGAAAGTTTCCATGCACCAGGCGCTTAGCGCCATCGGCGTTTACACGCAAAGCGGACTGCGCAATCAGATAAAAAAATCCAGCGATTACGTGCCTAACGCTCCGTTAACCATAAAGCTGAAGGGTAGTGATAAGCCGCTGATCGAACATGCGATATTGCTCGCAAATGTAAGCTTTGAACTGAGGCGTTAAATGATAGGTAACGGGCCATTCAATAAATTCAGAAAGCCTTACCAGGTTTTTATCGTAAGCGATTCATTCCTTGATCGCGGCGTTCTTAAGCCTGGTACGAGGTTTAGCACGGCTGCTAACTTCAGCGTGCAGAGCATTAAGAACTACCAGGAGATTGAGGGGTTAAGAGAGGGCCGCCGCCTGACAGACTGGCGAAGGCTTTATTCTGACGTTAAAATACCGTTAATTGGCGACCAGCTTTTCTACGGCGGCGCGCTGTCTGCCGGCGATGAATCCCTTGCCACAGAAGATGGAACCATTATCAATATCGGGGCTAACATTGGTTCCGACAAGGGAATGGGTAATCCTGCGATCGTGGTTATTGACGGTTTCGAATACGAATTTATTCACCGCGAGCCATGGCAGAACGGCATTATAAGCCATTACAAATATTACGTTGTGAGAAAAAGCTATGGCTGATCCAGCAGAAACCACTATAGATGAATATGTGCCAGACGAGGTGGAGGTGGCCGCTTACAACGTGCTGGCACCGCTTCTGCCTGAGCTGGATATCATCTACGCCGACCAGAACCACCAATCGCCGTCTGATACCTATGCGACACTGCGCGTTATTTCGCGTAATGAGGTTGGCAACGTATCGTTAGGCCCGGTTGACGATAACGGCGTACAGACGCTTCACCAGGTGATTGAGGGGACTCTTAGCCTGATGGTTTTTGGTGGGGCATCTGGCCGCCACCTGGAGAATGTAAGGCTCCGGACTAAAAAGCCCACATCGCGCGATATCATGACGCGAGAGCGTTTTATCATCTTCGCCACTGAGCAGGTTATTAATGTCGGCGCGGTGCGCAGCGAGATTTACATGGAGCCTTCCAGCACGCTGGATATGCGGTTCCGTTATACGTCCAGATTCACGGATTCCGTAGGGTTGATTGAACACATAAATGTCAATGGAACGGTTAACGATTTCCCTGTATCATTCGATATTGATATTATAAACTCCGGAGCTTAAAAGCATGGCAAACCTAAGCCAGATCGCAAGGGTCGTTATTTCCCTTAGCACCGCTACCATTGCGAAAGCCTCTTTCGGTATTCCGCTGGTCGTTTCGCCGACCACCGCTTTCGAAGAGCGCGTTCGCATCTATAGCAATTACGATGCGGCAGTGTCCGACAATCTTGATTCCAAGACGCTCGCGGCAATTAATGCAACTTTCGGACAGACCCCGCGCCCTGCATACGTGTATGTGGGACGGCGCGACATGACCAGCACAATCATCACTACCGGCATTGCCACTATCGCAACCGGTAATATTTTCTCTATGCAGATCGATGGCATTAATGTCGGCTACACAGCGAAGAACGGTGATACAGCAGCTGAAGTTTTCTCGGGCCTTGCCTCTGCGATTAACGGCAGCGCATCGGCCGCAGAGAAATATAACGTCGTTGCTGATGATGCCAGCCTGACCATTTCTCCTAAAGATCCAACTCAGTCAAGCGTTATCGTTACCACGCAGAACCTGCAGAACTCGCCGCAAGGTGATGCAGCGAATATCGCCGCTGACCTGACGAAGATCAACCGTGCTAACAAGGCATGGTATGGCTTCATGCTGACCGAGCGCAGCGATACCCTTTTGCTGCAGGCATCTATCTGGGCAGAGGCTCAGACTAAGCTGTTTTTTGCCACATCTGGCACCGCCGCCATCTGGGATGCTTCCAGCACTGATGATGTGGCAGCAATGCTGCAGAAAGGCCAGTATTTCCGTACGTCTTTAATTGCTCACCGCAATGCGGCAAACGAGTATCCAGAGGCGGCATGGATGGGACGATGCTTTACCATTGAGCCAGGCGGCGAAGTCTGGGCGCTGAAAGTGCTAAGCACCATCACGCCATCTGATTTCAGCGATACTGAGCAGGCGGCAATCTGGGCTAAAAACGCGAACACCTACGAGCAGTATAGCGATAACGTTTACCTTACTAACCCTGGTACGGTTTCTTCCGGCGAATGGGTGGACATTATCCGCGGCCGTGATTACGCCGTTGATACCATCCAAAAAGACATGGCGAGCGCCATGATCCGCGCCAAAAAGATCCCTTATACCAATGCAGGTATTCAGATCTGCGTTAATACCGTTCGCGGTTCACTGGTTAAGCTGCAGCGCGCTGGCGTGATCGCGCCTGACGAAGTTAACTCCGACGGTGAAACTGTGCCGGGCTTCAGGATCAGCTACCCTAACGCGGCCGACGTTGATGCGAACACCAAAGCAACACGTCGCCTGTATTTAACTTTCATGGGCATCCTGGCCGGGGCTATCCAGGTTACGGATATTACCGGAACGCTCGCTTACACCTACGAAGAGGCCGCATAATATGGCGCAGGAAAACGAATTAACGGGAACCTGGGACGCATCCCAGCTAAACGTAATCATCGGAGTTTTGCCGATCAGCGGCCTTTCCGACGGAGATAGCGTTATCGCCAGGCGCGTTACGCCTGAGCTATATGTGAGCCGGGCCGGAATGAAGGGCGCAGTTGCTCGCGCCCGCAACACCGATAAGCGTGGGCAGATTGAGATCCATATCCTACAGACTTCGGCCGCCAACGATGCCATCTCCGCGATGGCTAACCTTGACTCGCTGACGATGGACGGCAAGGGCGTGTTCCCGATCACCATCGCAGACCTTTCAGGGCGGACAGTGATTAGCGCCGGCCAGGCGTGGCTAATGTCTGTTGGTGATATCACCTTCTCTACCGGCGCAGTAGCAGAGCGGGTGTACACGTTTGAGTCAGCGGATCTAAAATACCAGCTTGGCGGTAACGATATCTAAGCACAGAGGCCCGCAGCACGCGGGCCTTTTTTATTGCCCTTCTATCGCTTACAATGAAGCCTCAAACAAAAAAATGAGGTTTCAAGATGACATTCCATTCCTTTACCGTCGGCGATGAAGATTACCAGTGCCTGCAACTGGACGCCTTCACTACTAACTCATACCTTTTGAAAATGAAAGCGCTTATCGGCAATCTGCTTGGCGGCGGTATGTCGAGCGATGCTGTTAACCTTATCAATATCATCGACGAAAAAACCCTTGATGATCTTGTCTTTCCTTTGTTCGAACGTTGCTCGCTCACCTGTACCAGCAAGCAGAGCAAGCTGGTAAATAAGAACGACATGAACAAGATTTTCACCGCAGATACGCTGGACGAATTTTACGCCGTGATCTGGGAGGTGCTGAAATATAATTTCGGCCCTTTTATCTCAAAAGTGGCGAAGAACCTCTTTGGGTTGGAATTGACCGATCTGGAGAAAACCCTGCGGTCAAAAATGAAAGAGCTAGGGAAGTCAAGCTCAGAGCAGACCTTGACTCTGAATTCTGGATCTGGCGGCCAATAATCGCCGGTAAGGTTTCGCTAGAAGGCGTTAAGTCCGGCGCGATCACCGCGCTGGATCTC